GCCGACCGCGAAGCCCTTACGGACGCGGATCTTCACCGCGGTGTTGTCCGTGGTGTCCTGCGCGCGGGCCTTGTCGACGAGGATCTCGCCCGTGCTGCGGTCGCCTCGCTTGAGGAACTGCCGGTTGCAGTAGATGAGGAGCCCGTTGCCGGTCGGGGACTGCGTGTTCGTCGGCGACGTCTTGCAGCCGCGGGACCAGGCGATCGGCGTGTCGAACAGCATGTCCGGAGTGCCGGCGGTGCCCTGGATGAAGATCGGGCGTCCCTGCCCGTCGAGGGTCTCGCGGAGCTTGGACCGCCACGACGGGGAGGCGATGACGAGCTGGTCGGCCGCGGACCAGTACTTGCCGTTCTCCACGAGCTTGTACGTCGCGGACAGCTTCTCGTACAGGCTGTTCCCGTCGGGGGTTGCGGAGATGGACAGGGTCCCGTTCCACGACAGGTAGTTGTCGTCCGCGGTGTAGTCGGTGTCGGTGTTGTTGCTGCGGAGCGCCTTGTACACGGAGGTGTAGAGGACCGTGGAGCCGTTCTCCGCGCCGGTGGTGGCCAGGCATGCGTTGTCGAAGTGGTCGGCGTAGCTGATGGCCCAGTCGTTGCCCTTGGTCTTCACGGTGTCGATGACCGACTCGACGTCGGCGAGGTCGTCCTCGTCGACTTCGAACAGGGAGTTGACCTTGCGGGCGGTCAGGGTGACGTAGTCGTTGTCGGAGGCGTCCGCGGTGTACGTCGAGCCGCCGGAGACGGCGAGGCCGGACGAGCGCAGGATCCGCTTCGTCGCGGTCGTCATCTTCGTGGGGTGGCCGTAGCGTTCGACGGCCGAGTCGGAGAGGACGCGCTGGATGACCTGGTCGTCCCATTCGATGGGAATCCAGTTGTCGATGATGGTCTGAGCAGTCACCCGGGGCTCCCAAGGTGGACAGGGGCTCACAGCCCGCACGGATCGGTGGGTGCCCTGCCTGGGCGAACTGTGAGCTACCTGCTCAAAAACCCTGCTGCGCCAGTCCCGGCGCTCAGCCTCGGAGAAGCTTTTCGGCTACCTGTTCGGCCCATCCCTTGGGCTGCGGCGCCGGCGGCTTCTTGTCGGCGGTGTCCACGTTAGCCGCAGGTTGGCCGTTCTGGCCAGCAGCGGCGCCCGGCTTGGACGGTGCGGCAGGGTTGCGGGTGCGTTTGAAGAACTCCGGCCACTCCGTCTTCAGGGTCTCCAGCTGCTCGGTGAGGCCGGTGATCTCTCCGTCGTCGATGTCGACCTCGTCGAGGTCGAGGAGCTTCATCAGCGAGTCGAGGCGGGTGCCGTTCCATCCGGCTTCGCCGAGGGCCTTGTTGAAGCCGACGGCGAAGGTGCGCATCTGCCGCTGCCCCTTGAGCTGGGTCTCGGTGACGGCGCGTTCGACGGCGCGTTTGACGTCGGCTTCGCTCAGCCCTGCTGGTGCGGCTGCGGGGTCTTGCGGCTTCGGCGTCGGGTCGGGTGTGGGTTCCGGCTCGGGGTTGATCTTGTTGCCGGTCTTCGGGTCGATGCCGTGCGCCTTCAGCCACTTGCGGCGGTTCGCGGCCTCAGCGGACGCGGTGCGCAGCTTGGCCTGCTCCGCCTCCCACTCCTCCCGGGTGGGCGGCGTCCACGCGTCGGCCGGCTCCGGGTTCGGATCGGGCTCGCCGCCCGGCTCCGGGTCCGTGGCGGGCTCGGGCGCCGGGTCGTCGCCGCCGTCCGCATACAGCACGAAGGGGTTGCCGCCGTAGGGGTGGGCCCATCCGGGCAGCAGGTTGGGTGCCATCAGATACTCCTCCTTCAGAAATGCCCGGCCGCCACCGCGGCCTGAGCCTGACGCCGCACACGCGCCGGAACGCCGCGCTGCGCCAGCAGAGTTCGGGCCGCACGCAGCCGGGCCGCGCGCGACTCCGACGGGCGGCCACGGCCGGCAGCCACCGAACGCCACGCCTGCTCGCGCAGCAGCTCCGGCAGCGCAGGGCCGTTGCGGGGCGCCCACTCGTCACGCCACGGCACCAGCCGACAGCGGCAGTGCGCGTGGAGAGGCGGGCCGTCGATCGGCGTGGCGTGCGCGGCCGCCTGGTGCGGATCGAGGGACAGCCCGCCCGGGAACGTGCCGTCCGGATCGGCGTACCGGCCTGCGTAGGCCAGGCAGCGCACGCAGGCCGTCGCCTCCGCCACCCACAGTCCTTGGGCGGCCAGCGCCGCCACAGCCTGCGCGGCACCCGAGTTGATGGCCCGGTGCAGCGCCCACGACGCCACCCGGCCGACCATGGCGACCGCACGCCGGGCCGCGCCGATCCCCGCGAGGACACTGCGCCAGCCGGAGCGCTGCACCTCACGCTCGGACAGCAGCCGCGCGGACAAGCGGAGTTGCTCCCGCAGCGTCTTACCGAGACCGTGGACCGCGTCGAGGGCTTCTGCGGGCACGCTGGCCTGGGACGGGCGCCGTCCTCTGCCCGCAGCCCGCAGAGCGAAGGAGGCCGCGTGCCGGGCCCCCAGCTCGGCCGCCTCCCCGAGGCGTGCCTGTATGGCCTGGGGAGCCCGCTTGTCGAGCCCGGCCGTCGCCTTGCCCACATCGTGTCGTACCCCGGCCAGGTAGCGGGCCAAGGCCGGGCCCGACCCGGCGACGGTGAGCGCACCGAACGCCGTCACCCACCCGGCCAGGGCCGAGGCGACGAGCGCAGCGAGTGCGGCGCCGGCGCCTCCGTCTGCCTCGGTGGTGGTCTGGGCTTCCAGGCCGGCGGCCTCTTGGGTTTGCTGCTGCTGGACGAGGTCGGCCAACTGCTGCGCGGGCACGGTCACGTGGCGCCTGCCTCAAGCTCGTTGAGGTTGGCGGTCGCGCCGAGCACGGTGTCCAAGAGCTGCGCCACCTGCGTGTCGGTGATCGCGCCGAGCTGCACACCGGTGCCAAGAGCCTGCACGGCGTTACCGAGAGAGGTGAGCAGGTCGACACGACGGGAAAGCTCCGCGTCGTCGTCGAGCTTTGACAGCCAGCTCTTGACCTGCTCGGGGTCCCGGCCGGTCTCGACCAGCGCCTGTTCCCGCGGCACCCCGGCAGAGATCTTCGCCTGGACGGTGGCCCATCCCTCGGCGTCGTCGATCTGCTCGGGCGGCTGCCATCGCACCTGAACGTTCGCCTCGTCGTGGCCGAGGAGAGCGAGGGCGTGCTCGAACGCGTCCTGCGTGGGCGGCCCGAACGCCCTCTGCAGGTGCATGACGCGGGCCAGGAGCGGCGCTGACGCTTCCCTGCGGGAGGCTCCGGACATCTGGTCGCCGGTGGAGTCGAACAGGTGGAACGGTGTGTCCGTGACCTGCGACATGACCTTGATGTACCGGTCGAGGGGTTCCATGAACACGTTCGGCTGCGCGGCCTCGAACTGGCCGACCTGCCGGTAGCCCTGCAGCTGCCAGAACTCGCCGGGATCGCTGCGGAGCTGGGAGGCGTTGTACGGGTCCTCGGGGTCCGCTCCGACGTCCTGGGGGTAGTCGGGGTCGTACTCGACCTGCTGCCCCGGCTGGTCGACGGTGGGGTCGATGAGTCCGTACCGCTGGGGCAGGGACTGGTAGTCGATGACCGCGGCGTGGGAGATGACCAGCTTGTTGATCAGGGTTTGGGCGCCGTACGCGCCGTAGTGTTCCGGCCGTCCGTAGGGGCGTGCGGTGCGGTAGTGGTGGAACGGGAACCCGTAGGGGTGCTCGATGACGGCGGGTTGGCCGTCGTCGGTGTAGGGCTGCCAGCCGTTCTTCCGCTTCTTGCTCTTGTCCCACACGTAGCGTTCGATCCGCGACAGGGCCGTGCCGTCCGTGTTCGGGGCGGGCGGGTAGTACAGGTCGGCGCGGACCGTCTCGTGTTCGCCGTGGCCGATGCACCACGATTTGATGGCGAGGCGGGCTTGGAGGGGGTGTTCCTCGTCGTAGACGATGCGGACCGTGGTGGGGCTGTGCACGGTCATACCGACGCTGGTGATGGTGCCGTCCGCGTCGAGGTTGGGCCAGACCATGAGGTAGGCGTCACCGAGGGAGCAGGCCTTTTCGAGGAGGCCGGGGAGTTCCATGTCGAGCTGGTTGACTGCGATCAGGTCGGCGATGTCAGTGTTGGCTCGCTCGTCATCGGTGGCGATGCTGGTGATGTGCAGCCGGTTAAGGACGGCGCGGACGGGGATGCGGGCGAAGTTCAACTCGTCGATGTCTTCGAGTTGGCTCTTGGCGAGGAGGCGGGCTACGGCGTCGCTCGCGTAGATTTCGTCGACGTCGCCGTCGTAGTAGGACTGGGCTTTGATGTAGGCGGGCCGTGCCTCGCAGAGGTCTTCGTACGCGGCGGCCAAGTCGGGGCTTGCTGGCACTGCCACACCTCCACACCCGTCACCTTTGATTCAAAGGCTACGATAGCCTCTCACCTTTACATGCGAGGCACGAGCTATCGCGGGGTGATGGACCTGACCCCAGACTGCTTTCGCGGCGGCGGCTTCAGGAATCGCAGGACAGCGTTCCCGACACTGTCGACGAGGTCATCGTTGAGCGCCCTCGGAAACGCCACCATCTGCTCCTCCAGTGCAGGCAGCTTCCGCGCGTGCACCACGCGCGGCGGCACCATCTGATACAGGTTCAACAACCTGCCTGCCCGCACCGTCTTCGGCTCACTGTTGTGCACCATCACGATCCGTACCGGCAGCCCGGCCAGCACCTCACGCCACATGTCGCCACCCTGGTTGGTCTCCACCAACACAGCACCCACCTGCGGAAACGACTCCAGCAACTGCGCCACCCTGGCCCGCAGCCCGGCGCCCTGCAGCTTCACCGCCTCCGCATGCTCCACCACGCACCGCGCCGGGACACCGTCCGACGGGGCCGCCAGGCCGACGACCGACAGGCCGGTGAAGTCCGAGGTGCGCTTCGTCGTCACCGCACCATCCACGCTCAGGTACGCCTTCACCACCGGCGACTGCTCGTAGGTGAAGTCGGACGGCGACCAGTACTCCGCATCCTCCGGGACGGGCTTGTTCGCGAAGTTCTTCATGTAGCTCCGCGTCCCGGCAATCGACTGTAGATAGTCGGTCGGCCACCGGCCCGGCCAGATCGACCGCTCCGATCCGTCCCCCAGCGGTACCAGCGGCGGGAAGTACGTCACCTGGAACCGCTCGTCCCGGATCCACTGCTCCGGCGGGCCGGCCTCGGTGACGCTCTTCGTGAGCTGGTCGAGGATGCCGCCCGGCAGGTTCACGGTCCCCACCAACCGGACGTGCGCCCGGTCGTTCATCGGCAGCACGCCGTCGGTGAGAGTGATCAGCCGCTTCTTCGCCTGGTAGGCCGAGTACCCGGCCCCCTCCTCGCCCTCGATGTCGTCGAGGAGCAGCATGTCCGGGCGCCGGTTCTCTGGGTCGACCAGGCCGAGGACCTCGGTGTCGATGCCGCGCGCGGCGAACGAGAACCCCGACGTGGTGTGGAGCATCGACTGCGAATCCGCGACCGGTGTCCCGTTGGCTTTCCTCGCGGCGGTGACCACGTCGGGGTAGTCGGCGCGGATCAGCTTGTTCGTCTGGAGTTCGCGGCGCAGGCCTGCCAGGTGGTCCTGGGCCTGGGTCGCCGAGGAGCTGAACGCGGCGATGAACTTGATCCAGCCGTGGCACGCCGCCCACAGCGGCACGATCAGGAACAGCGTCGTCGACTTCCCCGAGCCGCGGGGGGCGACGTAGGCGCGGCGGGACTCCTTCGGCCCGGGGTCCCGGACGAGTTCCAGCGCATCCCGGTAGACCTGCAGGTGGACGTCGCCGAACGTGATGTTGCCGTCCGTGTCCTTCAGCAGGTGCGGCGTGTAGAGGACTGCCCACAGCAGCAGGTCCAGGCGAGTGAGTGCGCGGCGGCCCGCTGGCGACTCCAGCAGACGCCGGTCCACGCCGGCGGCGTAGGCGAGGAGGTCAAACGTGCCGGCGTCGTAGGGGGTGCCGTCGGGTGTGTGGAGGTATGCGGTCTCAGCCATCGCCCTTGAGGTGTGCTTCCCGGGTGGCGTTGGCGGCTTCGGCTTGCTCGATCAGGCCTGCGAGTTCGATCTCCTGCGGGTTGACCGTGACCACGGCTTCCGTCTTCGTGGGCTGCTTCAGCCCGTGCAGGTCCCAGTAGGTTTGACGGATACGAAG